TTGATCCTGAGAATATCAAAAAGGGTATTCAGGAAGTAAGAATGATTGATCCTCTTAAGATTAAAAAGATTAAAGAGATTAAAAGTAAAACCGATCCTGACAGTCAGGTTAAAACTCATTACGTTGCAAGAGAATACTTTCTTTACAGCGACAATTTAGGATCAAATACGAACGCAATTAAAATTGATCCAACAAGTATTGTTTATGTTCCAAGTGGTAACCTAGATGATGCTGGTAAGTACGCGGTTTCTTACCTTCACAAAAGTGTTAAACTTGTAAACCAACTTCGTATCATGGAAGATGCGTTGGTTATTTACCGTATCTCACGAGCCCCTGAACGACGAATCTTTTACATTGATATTGGTAACCTTCCAAAAGGTAAGGCAGAACAATATGTTCAGGGTATCATGAGTAAGTATCGAAACAAACTTGTTTACGATGCAACAAGCGGTGAAGTTAAAGATGACCGCAAAGCCATGAGTATGCTGGAAGACTTTTGGTTGCCACGGCGAGAAGGTGGACGAGGAACGGAAATTACTACCCTTCCTGGTGGTGAAAACCTTAGTCAGATTGATGACGTTGTATTCTTTCAAAAGAAACTTTATCGCTCACTGAACGTTCCTGTTGGTCGTCTTGATGTTGAAGGCGCTCAGTTTAGTGTTGGCCGAGCAAGTGAGATTAGCAGAGAGGAAGTTAAATTCCAAAAGTTTATTAACCGTTTAAGGAAGAAGTTCTCTGCACTGTTTATCGAAATGCTTAAGGTTCAATGCCTGCTGAAAAATATTTGTACCGAATCTGAATGGCCTGACATTCGTGAGTCAATCTCTGTTGACTATATTGAGGATAACTTCTTTTCCGAACTCAAGGACTTTGAGATCCTTGGCGAGCGCCTTAACATGCTTGATCAAATTCAACCTCATATTGGAAAATATTACTCAAATAAGTGGGTAAGAAGTAACGTTCTTAATATGTCTGAAGAAGACGTTGAAAGAATGGAAGCAGAGATCTCTGATGAACCTGAAGAAGAGGAAGACGATCTGTTTTAAATAGAAAATATGTAACACTTTAAATACTTAAGACTTAAAACAATATAAATAACAACATGACCGATATTAAAAAATTAATCACGTCACTTGCGTTGGGCGATAAAGATGAAGTTGCTTCAACCTTTAACGACTTAATGCAAAATAAAGTTAAAAGCGCTGTTGATACCAAAACGGTGGAAGTTGCTGATAAGGTTTATAATAACAAAGAAGCAACCAGTGTTAACGAAAGCACTGAGCTTTCTGAAGAAGCAACTGAAGATGCTCTTTACGAATACGCGATTGACGGTATTCTCGAAGATGAAACCATTAATATCTCTGAGATGTCTGATGAAGAAATCGAAAAGATTCTTGAGGATAGGTTTAATACATTGAGCGAAAAGGACAGCTTGCTTAAAAAGATTGGTAAAGGAATTGCATCTCGTGTTACCGTTTCAGGTCGCGCTGATCGTGCTGCGAAAAAGGCAGAGAAGGGTGAGAAAAAGATTGCTGATCGTGCAAAACTAATGAAGGCTAAGGCTACGATGAAAGCTCAGAAGGCTCTTCGTAAAGCTCAAAAAGCGGCCAAGCGAGCAGGTAAACCTGTCCCAAGAGGTTATCAAGACGCTGGAATTGAAGACCCAGAAATTGTATATAAAAAGGCCATTGCAAAGGCTAAGAAAGCAGATGGCGGCGATTCTTCAGACAATGCTGAAAAGGCAAAGAAGGAAAAGGAAGCTGCCGCTGAAAAGGCAAAGAAGGAAAAGGAAGCTGCCGCTGAAAAGGCAAAGAAGGAAAAGGAAGCTGCCGCCGCTGCTGCTGAAAAGGAAAAGCAGGAAAAGGAAGCTGAGGAAGAAAAGGAAAAGGCAAAGAAAGATGCTGCCGCTGATTCTGAAAAGAAAGATGATGCTGACGCTTCTTCTTAACAATTAAAATTTAAAACCAAATCAAAAAAACAAATGAGTGATTTCCATAAATCCTATGACAGTTTAGCTCAAGCTGCTGAAGCGATATTTAATCGTAAAGAAGAAGAAGCCGAAGTAATTGAATCTGCTGAAGAAGTTGAAGAAGTTGAAGGAGTTGAAGAAACGATTGAAGAATCTGCTGAAGTTACCATTTCTTTGGATCTTGCAAATATACTGACTGAAAGGCTTCGTGCTGGCAGCGGTAAAACAACAGTTGATGTAGATTATATTGGTGACAGTTATTTTACAAACGTTTCTCAGCGCAAGTTTAAACTTAAGATTAAACCAACTAGTAGATCAACAGCTGACATCACTGGTGAAAAGAAAGACATCATTGCATTCTTACAAACAGATGATTACGGAATGGAAGATGAAGATATTAAAGATCTTTTTCCAGAGCTGTTGCGTTAATCGTTAAAGAAGAAGTTAATTACGAAACACCACTATGAAACTTATTACCGAACATTTAGAAGATCTACAATATATCACCGAAGAAACAAATGGTAAAAAAGAAACCTTTATTGAAGGTATCTTTATGCAGGCTGATAAAGTAAACCGTAATAAAAGGGTTTATCCAAAGGCAACACTAGAAGCTGCTGTTATGCGCTATGATAAAGATTACGTGAAAACGGGTCGCGCTGTTGGGGAACTCAACCATCCCGAAGGACCTACAATTAATCTTGATAAAGTATCCCACCGCATTACTGAACTTAATTGGAACGGATCTGATGTTATGGGTAAAGCACTTATTCTTGATACTCCAATGGGAAGCATTACGAAAGGTCTTCTTGAAGGTGGATGCCAACTTGGTGTTAGTTCACGAGGCATGGGATCGGTATCAAATAAAGCTGGTGTAACAACTGTTAATAAAGACTTTATTCTTGCAACAGTGGATATCGTTCAAGACCCCAGTGCTCCGTCCGCCTTTGTTGACGGTATCATGGAAGGTGTTGAATACTTTTTTGAAGGAAACGAAATTGTTTCCCGCGCGGCTGAAGAAGCCAAAGCTGAAATGGAAAGGCTTACTGCCGCCAAACTAACTTCTTTACAGGAAAGCTTGTTTACAGATTTTCTGAAGAAGATATCGTAAAGAATTTTTTACATTATGGATGTTTTGATTATAGCATGGGAAATTACTGACTAATATGAGACTGGGTAACATACCCCTCTCCAAACATAATAGAAAACAAACATGGAAAACATAGATAACCAAGAAGACATTATCGAGGATATCGTTGAGTCCGACTTGCTTTCTCTTGAACAAGGAGAGGTGGAGGAATCCGTCTCAGAAAACGTAGAAGAGATTGAAGAAGGCAAAGAGAAAGTTGCTGCTGAAGCTTCTGAATTGAAAAAGGCGAAAGCCACTGAAGGTGCTCATGAAGATGAGGAAGAAGTCGCCGCTGGTGATGACAGTCCTTCTGAAGAAGATGAAGATGAAGATGCTGAAGCTGTAACAGAAGATGCACACAAAGAAGAAGAACCTGAAATGGTTAATGCTGACAAGCATTCCGAAGAAGGTGATGAAGCTGATTCTTACCTTAAAGCTCGCCGTGAAAAGCGGAAGGGCGAAAAGGGTGCTGTTGAAAAGCAGGATCTGGAAACAGGTAAGGGTGTGAAAGAAGATACTGAAGTTGAAACAACTGAAGAAGTTGTTGAAGCAACTGAAGAAGTTGAGACTGCTGAAGAAGTGGTTGAAGCAACTGAAGAAGTTGAAGCAACTGAAGAAGTGGTTGAAGAAACCATTTCATCTGAAGACCTTACTCGTCTTGTTGAAGAGGAAGAAGGTTTAACACCAGAATTCAAGGCAAAGGCTGCTCTTATTTTTGAAGCTGAGGTTCGTACCAAAGTTGAAGAATCAAAAGATCGCCTCGAGTCTGAATATGAAGCTAAGCTTAGCGAAGAAGTTGAAACGATTAATGAGACACTCACTAATCAGGTTGACGCTTATCTGACCTATGCTGTTGAAGAATGGATTAACGAAAATGAAGTTGCTATTGAAACTTCACTTCGTACTTCTATTGCAGAAAACTTCATGACTTCTCTTAAAGCTCTGTTCGTCGAGAACTACGTTGAAGTTCCTGAGAGCAAGGTGAATCTCTTTGATACTCTCGAAGAAGAAACCGCAACACTTAGGGAAGATCTTGCCAAGGCTAATAGCATTGCTGATTCTCTTGCTGATCGTATTGACGATCTTAGCCGAGAGAAGATTCTTGCTGAAGCTACTAAAGATCTTGCTGAAACACAGTCTGCTAAACTTATTAAGTTGGCAGAAGGAGTTGATTTTGACGAGGAATTCACGAAGAACGTGGAGACCCTCAAGAAGTTTTACTTCAGTGGTTCCAGCGAAACTATTGCAGAAGAGTCTCAGGAAACTGAAGACGAAGCTGTTGAAACCATTGTTGAAGGCGCAGATGTTGAGGAAGAGACTTCCGACGCTCCTGTTGACAAAACAATGGCCTCTTACATGGAAACACTTGGGCGCCTCGAAAAGAGTGCTACCTAATTAAATTTCCCAACAATAACTTATAACATCATATAAAAAAATGTTTAAATCAGAAGAATTAGAAAAGAAGTGGCAGCCCATTTTGGAGTCTGCCGACGCACCTGCTTTTGTCGACAACTATCGTAAGTCGGTAACTGCAGTCCTCCTTGAAAACCAAGAAATCGCTGCTCGCGAAAGTGCTGCCCAAGCTAACTTCCTCACAGAGGACCAAACGCTTACTGGTGCTGTTGCTAAGTGGGATCCCGTACTGGTTTCCCTCGTTCGCCGTGCAATGCCAAGCCTCGTTGCTTATGACATCGCTGGTGTTCAGCCAATGACTGGTCCTACTGGTCTCATCTTTGCGATGAAGGCTCGTTACGGTGGTCAGGATTCCCCAGACAATGCTGTTATCGACACTGATGACGACGAAGCTTTGTTTGACACAATTCTTGATAACCACTCTGGTGCAGGATCTGCTGGATCCGGTACAGGTATTGCTACTGCAACTGCTGAAGCTTCTACCTCCATTGCCGATATGGGTTTCACCATCGAGAAGCAAACGGTTGAAGCTAAG